CAAGGAGGTTTGCTGTTTTAGGGAATTGTCAAACTGCAGGAGCCCCCCGGCTTAGCCGGGGGATCACGTCAAGGATTCGATTATCTCCGCCCTGATGCCCCCGCACCTACGGCAGCGGCTCCAGCCTGACGGGCCAGATCCCCTTGCCCCATCCGGACAGGCCGCCCGTTTCGCAGTTCCAGCCGAGCAGCGGTCCGCGCTCCGGGGCCACGGCGTACCACGCCACCCGCACGCCTTCCGGCTTGAGCGGCAGGTACCCTTGCAGGAGGAGGTTGCGCATCACCGCGTCGAGCGGCGTCCCGGCAAGCCCGATGACCACGGACATATCCTGATTGTCCTGCATGAGGATGAGGCTGCCCGTGTCCGCAAAGGCCGATTCCCAGACCTCATACGCGCCGGGCACGGTCCCGTCCCAGCGGTTCGCGCCGATCTTCGCCTTGAGCAGCAGGCGGTACGTCTCGTCGGGCAGGCGCACCATGCCCGTTTCGGGGTCGTACAGCCCCTTCCACGAGCCCCGCGCCCAGCCCACGGCCTCGCGGCCCCATTCGAAATACACGTCGTCCAGCTCAAGCCGCAGGTGGCGGCTCCTGCCGATCCATTCGCCGGTACGGTCGAGCTGCCCGCCCACGGCGGAATCCACGTCAAAGGCGGCGCGCATGGTTTCCAGCAGCTCCTGCAGCCCGCACAGCGGATCGGTGACCGCCGCGACCGTCGCCATGAACCGGGGACGGTTGCGGTGCTCCGAGGTCACAAGGCCGAGATAGCCGCTCATGGCCGCACCACCAGCTTGACGCGATCCACCGAGCAGGACGCCACGGCGTTGAAGGCGACGGCCACGTTTGCGGCGGACTGCGCGCCCTGCGACGTCCCGAGCGTGATGGACTCGATGTCGTAGGAGGCGGCGTTGGCCGCGTTCGCGGGCGAGTACAGGCGCGAAAGCGACACGTCGTCCCCGATGTTCAGGCCGTTGATGTGTTCCGCCACGTTCTTCCTGATGCTTTCCCCGGTGGTGGAAAGGTAGCCGGGGAAAGGCCTGATGGTGACGGTGGCGTACACGGGCGTCTCCACCGGGCGGAAGAACTTGATGACATTGGGGACGCCGAACTTGTCGCGCACGAGCGCCTCGGTCGTGCCGTACGTCCCGGCCCCCGGCCCCTTCTTCGCGGCGATGGCCTCCGCGATGGCCGCCGTATCCCCGCCTTCGACGACCATGCAGATGCTGTGGCCGGGGATGCCGTCGGCGTCGGGCACGCCTCCGTCGTTCTCATAGCCCCGGCTGCGGGTGACGCCGGGGATGGACGCCACGGCCCCCAGCGTGCCCTCGAACACGGTCAGGGACGGGAGCGCGGTGGAGATGGCCTGGCGCCGCCTGAGCTCCGCGTCCGTCTCCACGGCGGCACCGGGCAGGGCCGCGGCGGGGTTGCCCACGGACTGCCAGCCCCGGGCGGGCGTGAGGATCTTGACGATGTCCCCGGCGGCGGCCCGGATGTCCCCGCTCTCCTCCGCCGTGGCGGTCACGGTGATCTCGCCGCTTTGCGGGATGGCCACCTCGTCGGGGAGCAGCCAGCGTTTCCCGGCGGCGTCCCCGGCCATGCCGCCCCGGATGACCGTCCCGGCCTGCCCCACAAGGCGCAGGTCGACGGTGCTGCGGCCCGAGGGCTTGCGCCGGAGGCCGTTGATCTTGACCATGCGGGACAGCCCGGTCCCCTGCGCCGTGGCGGGGGAATAGGCGTTGTAGACGCTCCCGGCGAGGGTATAGGCGTCGTGCAGGGCGAGGGCGAAGACGGCGCAGAGCTGCCCGTCCTGGCTGTCGGGCCCAAGATAGAGGTCGTCGCCGTAAATGCCCCGGAAACGGGCTTTGACGTCCTCAAGGACCGTGGGATAGTCGGGCAGGTGCAGCCCGGTTTCGTCGATGGTGGCGAGCGCCATTAGAAAACCTCCTGTATCGTCGTTTCCCCGTAGACCGTGCCGATGACGGCCCGCACGGAGAGTTTGCGGGTTTCGCCGTCGAAGGAGGAGGCATACGAAACGATGCCGGTCACGCCTTCCGTATCCAGTATCCGCTCGCGGAAGACGGGGTCATACGTGTCCTGCGTGTGCTTGCCGAGCACGCCGGGGACGTAGGGCGTCCCTTCCTTGAGGTCGACGAACCATTCCCCCGCGAACAGCCTCAGCCGGGTCAGGACGGCCTGCCCCACGGCTTCCGGGGTGTCGGCGTGCATGTCCGCGCCGCCGCGCCCGAAGGCGTAGTCGCCGTTTTCCGTCAGTTTGCGGTATTTCATTGCGGGCCTCCCGTGGTCCCCCCGCTGTCGCCGGGGTGCGTATGGCTGTTGAGGCTGATGTTCGATGCGGTCACGTCGCCCGTGGCGTTGAGCGATCCGGCGAGCGTGGCCGTGGTCGCGCCGCCGCCCTGCGACTGCATGGAGAGCAGCCCCTTGATGACGATCCGCGGGGCGTCCAGCGTGATGGAGCCGCCGCTTCTGACGGTGACGGACGAGGGCCCCACCGCCGTAACCGCCCCGCCGGGCGTGATCTCGACGTAGGCGCTCCCGTCGTCGGCGCGGAGCTGCGTGTTCCCCGTGTGCACGGCGGGGGACAGCCTGTGCGGCTGGCTGCGCACGCCGACAAGGGCGAAGCCGTCCGAGAGGTCGTGCATCCGGGGCTCCATCGGCTCGCCGACGCCGCCGGACTGCCACCACGCGTCGATGCAGCGGGAGGCGAACACCACAAGGCACTCGTCCCCCGCCGCCACCGGGAAGGTGAGGGCAAAGCCGCCCCCGCCCGGGAACACCACCGGCACGTCCGGCAGGATGGGCAGATCCACGGAAGCGGCCTTTCCCGCCTCGTCGGAGATCCGCCCGGCAACGGCGGGCTGTACGGAAACCGTCATCGCCGCCGGATCAAAGGACTGGACGATGCCGGGCAGCGCCGTCCACATTTCCGCCTGCCTGCCGTCGAGGGCCGCGCGCAGGGCTTCGACGGGCTCGGCCCATCTTTCTCGTCTGTCCATCACCGTGCCTCGTCCAAAGGAAGCTGAGAGGTATCGTCAATGCCGACGCACGACAGGGTGGCGTACCAGTCCGCACCCCGCGTGTCGCCGGAGAAGGTTATCGAAAGGATGCGGTAGAGGCCGTCGTGGACGTCCCTCGGCTCCCGCCCCGCCCCGGCCTTGAGCCCGGCCCCGCCCGCGTTGTCGAGCCGGACGCGCCCGCCGATGCGCAGGCGGGGGTTGAGCAGGCACTTGATCTCGATGCCCTTGTCGTTGGCCTTGGGCGTGCCGATGAGCCCGGTTCCGGCGGAAAGCACCACGGCCTCGCCGGGGAGGTAGCCACTGGCGGGCACCATCTGCATCTTGCCCTTCTGGAAGCTCCACGCCGTGCCGGTGCGCCTCGCGGTATCGCGCATGTAGGCGCGGGCCATGCCGTACATGACCTTGCCCCGGGGGAGCTTCTGGCCGGGAAGGAGAGGGATGTAGCCGGGTTCGATCCCCTTGGCGGAAAAGGCCTTCATGCAGGCGCGGACGTGGTCGTCGGGGGTGGAGCCCGCCGCCAGCGAGGTATTGACCAGCGCGTAGTTGTAGGCCCTGTCGCCGTCCCCGGCGCTGATCTCGAGGCAGGTGTCCAACCCTTCGCCCTCGCCGCCGTTCTTCCCGGCTCCGGGGCCGCCCTCCTGCCCGAGCGCCACCTTGGTGATGTTCCCGTCGAAGATGACGGAACAGTTGCCCTGATACCCGGCCTGAAGGATGACGCGGGTAAATTCCTTGCGGATCCGCCCGGCTGTGGCCTCGGAGAGGTTGTAGACCTTGATCGAGGCGCTGTTGGGGGTTTCCTGCTCGCTCACCTTGACGGTGAAGGCAACGCGCAGTTCCCCAAGCTCCAGCGCGCCGCCCTCCTTGGGCCCGACGAGCAGCGAGCACCGACGCAGCCACTGGCGGCCCTCATCGCGGCGTTCCCCGCTACGGCTTGTTGCCTCAGCCATGATCAGCCACCTCGAACAGCAGGTCCACGCCCCGCCCGAGCGTATCCGGGGAGGGCGGCTCGTCCCCCGAGAGCAGGAGCGCGCCCCCGAGCCCCAGATACGCATACGGCTCAAGCAGGTCGCACCCCGCCACCAGCGGGATGCCGGAAACGAGGGGGACGCCCTCGGCGTCGGCCATGTCGAGCAGCCAGCCGCCTTCGGGCGCGTCCATCCAGCGGACGGCAAGCAGCAGCTCGCGGCCCGCCAGAACGATGCTGAACCGCTGCGGCTCAGGGGTCAGGGGAATGACATAACGCATTGTCGCACTCACTTTGGTTGTATCTTCAAGGCGATGCAGTACGTCACCTCACGGGGACGGCCTGCTTCTGGCCCTTGTTCGCCGTCCCGCCGGTCTTGGCGGGGTTCCGGTGCCTGCCGGGTTCGGCCGGAACCGCCATCACCTGCGTCCTCACGATGATCACCTCGCGGCACTCCGCCGTCACCATGAGCGCGTGCTCGGAGTCCGGGGTGGTGGTCACCGTCAGCTTCTCCAGCAGCATGTTGCCGTACTTGCGCTTGCCCGTAACGATGTCGAAGGGCTCACGGGCGTTTTGCAGCGCCAGCAGCGCGTTGTAGAGGGTGGCGTTGTACGGGTCCCAGACCGGCAGGCCGTAGGTGCTCTCCGACGACGCGCCCCTGATGACCACCTTGCACGGATTGCGGTAGGCGTGATCGCTGATGTTCGCGCCCTGCTCCACGGGATGCTTGGCGATGGTCAGGGTGTCCTCGTGCTCCTCGGAAACGACCACGTCGAAGGAGAGCCCGCCGAGGCTGCGCAGCGGGCGCAGGAAAACGCGTTCCAGCGGTTGGGTCAGCCAGTTCATCGGGCGGCCCCCTGTGCGTAGCGGATCAGATCCGCGTTGATGTTGTCCTGTTCCACGGCGACGCGGCGGGCCACCTCATCCGGCGAGCTTGCGCCGCTGACGTTGATTTCCGTCCTGGATTCCAGCGAAACCGCGCCGCCGGCGGAGGCCATCGCCGCCGACTGCCACGGGGCGGCCATCAGGTAGGCTTCCGTGGAGGGGGAGAAGAACGGCTGCGTCCCGAAGCCTGGCCCGAAAAGGCCCGCGCGGGAGGAGCCGCCCCCCGGCGCCCTTCCCTGTCCGGAGCTTCCCGGAGCGCCCCCGAAGGAGCCGCCGGAAGCGCCCGGGAAGAATGGACCGCCGGGGCCGTCCGCCCCAAAACTGCCCGCCCCGGAGCCTCCCGTACCCAAGCCTCCCGCAGGAGCGCCCGCGAAAGCGCCATCCGAAGGCGTGCCGCCCACAGAGCCCGCTCCCCAAGCGCCGCCGGAGGAAACGCCCGCAGCGGAACCCGCCCCCCAAGCATTCCCGGAGGAACCGTTCCCGGAGGAAAGGCCGCCGTATCCGGAACCGCCGTTCCCGGCGGGGGCGCCCTGCCCGCCGTGGGCGTACGGAGCGCGGAATCCGGGCATACCGTCCTCCGCGCCCGCATCGGGGAGCCGCTTCCAGCCGAGCTTTTCCAGCGCCCAGTCGGGAAGCATGTCGACGAGCCCGTAGAGCTTTTCCCGCACCCAGCCGAGGGCCTTGCCGAACGCCCCGGCAACCGCCGAAGCCGAGCTTGCCGCCCACGCGCCGAAGTCCGGGAAGGACGCCGTGACCTGTCCCCACACGAAGGCGAACACGCCGAGCACAGCTTCCCCGAGCGCCGCGAAAATGGCGAAAGCCGTTTCCCGGAAGCCCGAGAACAGCCCGAGCGCCGCATCCAGCGCGCCGGAAAGATCCCCCGAGAACACGGAGGCCACGAGATCGCGGATGCTCTGGAACTCGCTGGCGAGCCCCTGCCCCACGGCCTCAGCCGCCGCACCGAGGCTCGGGAACCGGCCGGATACGAACGCCACCGCGCCGGACAGCGCCGAAGAAAGCCGATCAGCAGCTTCCGAAGCCGCAGGCCCCACCACATCCAGCGCACCGGAGAAGGCCGAGGACGCCGCGCCCGCGACGTTCCCGAAGGCTGCGCCCAGCGTGTCCGCGACGCCTCCGAAAGCCGAAACCGCCGCTTCCGCTAAACCGGAAACCGCCGGGGACACGGCTTCAGCCGCACCGGAGAAGGCCGAACCCACGGCTTCCGCAACGCCAGACGCCCACGCGCCGAAGTCCGGGAACGCCTCCGTGACCCTGCCCCACAGTGAGGACAGGCCGCCGAGGATGCCTTCCCCGAGCGCCGGGAAGACGCCGAGGGCCGTTTCCCCGAAGTTCCGGAACAGCCCGATCCCCGCATCCAGCGCGCCGGAAAGATCCCCGGAGAAGATCGCGGCGGCGAGCCCGCCGAGGAGCCGGAAGCCGTCCATGATCCCCTGCAAGGCAATCCCGATCGCCGCGCCCATGCCCGAGAACAGGCCGGACACCACGTCCGCCGCGCCGCCGAACGCCGAGGCAAGCAGATCCGCCGCGCCGGAAACAGCCGCGCCGGCGAAGCCCATTGCGGAGGAGACGGCCGGGCCGACAGCCCCGGCAATGGCGGACCCCGCCCCTGTTACGAAGTTTACTGCGTTATCGAAGGCCGACGCCACCGCATCCACGGCGGCCCGCACGCCGGACGCCACGGCGTCCCAGACGCCGAGGAGGAACGCCTTGACCGCGCCCCAGTTGTCCATGACGACCACCGCGAGCGTTACGGCGGCTCCGATGGCGAGGAGGTAGGGGTTGGCGGAAAAGGCCGCCGTCAGCAGCGCCCACGCTTCCTTGAGGTTGGCGAACCCGATGATCGCCGCGCCCACGGCCCCGCGCAGGGCCATGAAGGCCGCGATCCCCTTGCCGATCCCGGCGACGAGATCCGCGTCCAGCGTCCCGAGCAGGCCCGCGAGCTGCCCGCCCCACGAGACGAGCAGGCCGAGCGCCGCGCCGATGGCCGGGGCGGCGGCGGAGGCAAGCGCGACCACAAGCTCCAGCACGCGCCGGATGTCGTCGAAATGCGCCACGAACGCATCCCCGAGCGCCTCGATGCCGCTCCGGGCCGTGCCCAGCAGCGAAAGCGCCACCGTCTTCGCCAGCAGGTCGCACAGGCCCGCCAGCCGCGCCATGCCGTCAAGGAAGCCCTTGCCGTCCTCGGCGGCTTGCGCGGCGTCCGTCCCCGCCGTGGCGTAGAGCGACCGGAACATGTCGCGCAGCCCGGAAACGTCCCGCGTGAGCATGGGGATGAGGGAAGGATCGATGCCCAGCCCCCGCGCATACGCCTCGCGCTGGGCATCGCCCATCTCCCGCATCGCCCCGCCCGCGCGCTCCAGTTCCGAGGCCGCGTCGGACAAACCCGGATTGTTGGCGAGCATGGCCTTGAGGGAGGCCCCGAGCGCGTCCGCCGAAGCGCCCGTCTGTTCCGCGATGAACCGCCATTCCGCGAACCGCTCCACGGAAACGCCGAGCGCGTCCGCCTGCGCGGCGACCTCGGCCTCCCCCTTGGCGACCCCGACGAACGCGGCGGACGCGTCGGCAAAGGCCCGCCGGAGAGCGGAGCCGAACGCCGCGGCCTTCTCCAAGGAGGACTTGAGCGAGATCCCGTCGACCTCAAACCCCAGTCTGGTGAGTATCTGCTCTCCGGCTACAGCCATCACGCACGTTCCTTTTCTTTCGCCGCCATAAAGCGGCGTTCGTTCTCTTCCTGCACGGTCAGGGCGTCGTTCATGAGCGCCACGTCCTCAAGCGAAAGCGTGCCGTCCTTGAGGCCCTCATACCGGCACAGCCCCCGCAGGACCGGCCTCATCAGCCAGTCCTGCCCATCGGGGAGCGTTACCCATCGGATTCCGCAGCCTTCCCCGCACGGTTCAAAACCGAGGGGAGGTCTGCGAAAAAACCGGACAGGTTGTCTTTCAGGACATGCGCCGCGATGCCGAGCAGCATGGTCAGATCCAGCGGGAACATGACCACGCCGTTCACGCGCAGCCTGGCGAAACCGCCCGTATCCTGCCGGATCTGCGTCACGTCGAGGCAGGCGTTCAGAATGTAGTCCACATCGGCGTCGGGCAGCTCGCCCACGGTGCGGGCCAGCGGGCCGAGGAAGGCTTCGGGGTCGCCCGCGCTTCCGGCGAGGGCCACGAGCCGCTCGGTCACCGGGGCCAGACGCCGCACCACATGGAGCTGCTGGAAGGCGTTCAGCCTGCCGGAATCGAAGGTCTTGTCCTTGATGGTGAACTGCATGGCTACATCCCCAGCAGGAAGGAAATGGACCCGGCGTTGAACGTCCACTCCACAGCCCCGGCATCGGTGCCGTAGGTGATGGCGGGCTGCTTGGCAAAGGCGCAGTTCTGGCAGGTGATCACGTCGCCGCGCGCAACGTCGCGGATGACGATGGTGTTCATGCCGTGCTGGGCGCCGGTGGTGGTCTGGAGGTTGTACATGATCTGGAGCGCCGCGTTGACGCTGGAGGTCTTGAGCAGCTTGACCGACACGGTGCCGGATTTGTCGCCGAGCAGGCTGTGCATCACGGAGCCGTCGGCCCCGACGGTCATCTTGCTCCGCTCGCCGGCGGGCGTGACGGTGATGCCGCCCTGTTCGACCCCGGCCTCGTCTCCGGCGAGGGAGACGTTGCCGCCCGGCCCGTAGATGGAAGCCTGCACATCGAGAAAGCTATACGAATGTCCCATGGTTTTCCGTCCTCAATCAGCGGTTGACGTCGATCTGCACGTCGACGAAATGGATGGCCCCGGCAAGCTTGGCGGCGATCTGGATGGGCGGGCACTTGCGCTGCTCGCGCTCGGACTGCGCCTGTTCGGCCACGGGGGTCGTGTATACGTAGTAGCCCTTGTCGAGATAATCGCCACGTTCCAGCAGGCCGAAACCGTCGGCGTTCCACGTGCCCGGAGCCACAAGGCCGTTGTTCACGGCTTCGCCGAGCACGGCCTCGATGCAGGTGATGATCTGGTTGGCGCCCGCGTCGGTCTGGGGGATCTTGGCCTTGGACTGGTAGAGCAGGTTCCAGGTTTCGGACTGGATGGCGTTCTGAAGCCAGTCGAGGCCGTGGATCTCGTCGAAGTAGGCCGGGCCGGACATCACGCCTTCCTGGAAGATGGCGGTATCGTTGTCGTAGGCGGCGAACACGTTGCAGCGCTTGGCTTCGAGGGCCTGCGCCTGCGTTTCGGTGAGGCCCTCGGCGACGACGCCGGGAAGCTGCTTGAACTTCAGGGTGATGGTGCTGCGGTTGGCCGAGAAGTTCACGGTGAAGGCGCGGCCGAGCGCGGAGACGATGGCGTAGGAGTTGCGGCTGTAGGCCACGATGGTGCGCTTGCGGGCCAGCTCCTTGAGCTTGCTGGCGGCGTCCTCGGCGTATCCGGCGTCCAGCGCGCGGCTGTCGGTGACGGTGACGCCGTAGATGCGGGCCTTGGCGGAGGCTTCGACAAAGGCGGCCACGTCAAGGTGATCCTCGACGGCCAGGCCCTCGTCGGCAAAGACGCAGCCGTACCAGTCGCCGGACTTGTCGGCCAGCGCGGCCACGGCTTCCTTGGCGGTTTCGCCGTCGGTGCCCGCGACCGGGGGCAGGCCGGTGGAGGCGGTCATGCGCAGCATGGCGGAAATGTCGGTCCCGGCGGGCTCGGACAGCGGGGCCAGATAGCCGATCCCGGCGGAAGCGCCCAGCGTGCTGGTCTTCATGGCGAAGCGCTGCCCGTCCCACGCGCAGGAAGCCCCGGCGGAGGCGAGGGCGGCGCTGACGACGGCGGCGACGCCGTTCATGTTGGTCACGCCGGAGAAGTCGAGGCCGGTGATGTCCTTGGAGACGCCGCCCACGGAAACGGCGAAGCTGCCGTCCTTGACGGAAGCCCACGCGGAAGCGTCGGCCTCGCCGTCGGAGAGGATGCCGCCCTTGAGGATGGCGGGAGTGGGGGTTTTGCCCCAGCGTCCCACGCAGAGCTGCGCGGGGCGGGGGGACTGGGAGAAATAGAGTTCGGCGGCCCGGTATTCCGGGGCGTCCATGCCGAAGTCGGCGGCCACGCCGTCGATGCCGGTATAGGCGCGGAGGCGTTCCTCCATGTCGATGACGCCGGAAGCGCCGATGATGAGCAGCGTGCCGAAATTGCGCCGGGCCGCCGCCATCGGCTGGAGATTGATGCCGACGCGGACGACGCGGTCCACGCTCAGAGCTCGTGCCATGATAAAACTCCTGTCAGTTGCCGCGGATGCCGCAATCGGGCTGTTCCGCATGGGTGATTGCCACAGTGCCTTCCGCCGCCTTGCCCTGCGGGGACGAGGGCCCCCGCCGGAAGGTCAGCGTCAGATCCGCCCGCCCGCTCCAGCGCAGATCGTCAGGTACGCCGGGTGCGGAGGAAGCCGGAGGCGTGATCACGTCCCCTGCCTGCACCAGCGCGATGTTGGCGTGCCAGAGCGGTTCGCGGTTCTGGGAAATGTGAAGCCCCGCCTTCAGTTTCAGGGCCATGTCCTCGCAGGCGGGGCCGAAGAAGCTGGCCGGGACCGTCAGCGTCTCAAGGGTGAGCACGCGGCTCATGCCCTGCCCGTCCTCGGTTTCGTAATGCCGCACCTGCGATTTGGATTCGGAACGCTTCGTGATGCCGAACGAGCACCACGTGACCCCGGTTTCCGGATCGGCCTGAGGCACGGCGATCCGTTCGCGGACGAGATCCCGGGGAAGCCCGGTGATGCCCGCGATCACGTCCCCGATCAGCCGCTCGATGTCCGAACGGGCCAGACCGGGTTCGGGCTGAAGGAAGCCGCCTGTAGCGCTAGTGTTCATGAACGCTCCTTTTGTGATCCGGGGCCTCCGCATTCCGGAGCGCCCCTCCCCCTTGCGGCGAGGGGCCCCCTGTCATCAGGGCCCGGCTTTATGCGCCGATCGACCTGCCCCTGTGCGGCGAGGGGCCTCCCCATCGGGAGGCTGTCCCCACAATGCGGCGCAACGCCCCAAAAGCGCACCCTGAACAAGTTCCGGCGGACGGAAAAAGCCGAAAACGCCGGGCCGCGGGAAACCGTTTGCGGCGGAAAACCGCCCCCGGAGAAGGGCATCGAAACAGGGGGCTGGGCAAGGGGAAAGGGATGAAGGCACGGATGAAAGCCGGAGCGCCTCCCTACGGGCGGGAAAGGGGCAACCTGTCCGTAGAGGGCCAAATGAGAGGCCGGAACGCCTCCCTACGGGTGGGAAAGGGCGTGCGTAGGGAAGCTTATCGGATCGGGCTATGGGAACGCCCCGCGGCCGGGAAAGGGGGTATCCATTCCATAGCTGTCCATGTTGATCGTAAGGACGCCCCACGGGTGGGAAAGGGTTCCCCCGGACGGGAGGGTCCCGGAGCTGCGCCTCGGCCTCAAGCGCTTGCAGGCCCCTCCAGACGGGGATGAAGGTCTCATGCGGGCTGAGGAAGCTGGTATGTGTGTGCAGGCCCCTCCAGACGGGGATGAGGGGGTGCCGGATGCGGGACGCCGGAGATCAGCCGAAGACCTTCATGAGCAGCGCCCCGACGCTTCCGGCGACCGTGGCGATCGCCGCGAGCGCGGAAATCCCCCCCGCCCGCCTGTTCTCGGCCTGCTCAAGGGAGCTGATGCGGATATCCTGCATGGCCAGCCGCTTGCCGTGATCCTTGAGCTGGGTAATCACGATGTCGTCGAGGCGCTGGTTCGTGCCCGCGACCTCGGCCTTGAGCCCGGAAAGCTCGGCCTTCACTTCCCCGATCTCGCGGACAAGCCGGATGTTCTCTTCTTCGCTCACCGCGCCGCCTCCATACCCTTGAACCGCAGCCCCCACCCGCCGGAACCGGGCACGGGATGCGCCCGCCGCCCCGGATACGGGGCCTCCGGGCCCGCTTCCCGCGCCAAGCCCAGCCCTTCCCCGCCGGAACAGGGGATTGCCGGGGAGACGGTTCCCCATACGAACGGCAGCCCCTCCGCAGAGCCCGCCACGCAAGGCTGAGACGGCTCCGGGAACGCCCCCGTAGAGGGCAAGGGCGGGTCCGGTGTATGGGCCAAAATGCCCGAAAGCCGCCCCTCCGCCCCAGAAGCCGGGAGGCCCGGAAGCGGGGCCGGTTCCGGCATAATCCCCTCCAATGTATCTGAGAGCGGGGCCGGCATACCCCACTCCGATGCGGGGGCCGGGAACGTGCAGGCCGGACGTGCCGGGCCTTCCGGAGCGGTGGCGTCCGCCAAGGCCAGCCCCGTCCACTGGGCGCAGCCGCACGCCCCCGGCAGCAGCGCGCACAACAGCGCCATCAGCCGCCCCACGGCGGGCACGCGCCAACTCCGGGATTGCCGCCAGCCGCGGGCCTTGCCGCCCGGAGAGCCGCTTGGGGGATACGACGGCCCGCGCATCACTTCCCCGTCACGGCTTTGACTTCGGCCTGCACGGTTTCGGATCTGCCGTCCGCCACCGCGCCCCGGTTCTGCCCGAAATGCGCGGCAAAGGCATGGGCCCAGCGGTACACGGCGGCATACGGCCCCGCCGTTCCCTTGGGCACGGGCATCCAGACGGTAGCCACCGCGCACAGCCCGCAGACGGTCATGACCGCGCTCAGGGCGACGGCAAGCCACGCCGCGTCGGGATACTGGGCGGCGAGCTGGGCCAGTGCCGAAAAAAGGAACTCAATCACAGCCGTTTCCATCAGTATGCGCCTCCATGCCGGTAAAAGGCCACGTCGCGCGGCTTGTCCGGGTCGTTGTCCACATGGATCCACGTCGGGGCCAGCTCGATGCGCCGGAAACCAACTTCAAGCAACGCTTGAAGGATCACGAAACGGGAATGGGAATCCACACAGCGGATGTCCACGGCATACCCGCGCGCGTGGGCGGACGTGGGCACGCCCCCGACGGCCTTGTTGTGCTTGGGGCAACGGTAGGCGGACGTCAGCGAAAACGGCGTGCCCGCCAGATCGCGGGCCTCGTCGAGCAGATGCAGCAGATCGGCGTCCATTTTTTCCATGCCCGCGCCGCACCCGCACTTGCAGCGGAATTCGACCGGGGAAAAATGACGCAAGGTAAAACCAGCCATAGGAACCTCCTCCCCCCACCTTGGCGCGTCCGGCCCGGAAGCCACACCCTGAACAGTTTCCGGCGGAGCCCCGCCCCACGCCCCCAAACGTACGGCCCACGCCAGCTCAGGAGCCCCCGGGGAGCCTCAGGTTCAGGCCCGCGGGAAGCTCGCCCCACGCCGTGGATCGGCAAGAAAAAAGAAAGGGGCACCTCCCCGCGCCTCGGGCAACAGGCTGCCTTGCGACGTTTCCGGGGTTGCGGCGGAAACCTCCCACGCCTCGCGCACGGGGCTTTGCGAAGCCCCGAACCGCCCCCCTCCCAACCCGGCAAGCCGTGCCTGCCGGAAGGGGCTCCGATTGAAGCGGGCGGCGGACAACGCGGACAACGCGGGGCGCGCCCTTCCCCTTCTCAGTCCGGGCGGCATACCGAACCCCGCCCGCCGCTTCCGCCGCTCCCGATCTTGCAGCGGCTTGCAATCATGCGCACATACCGTTCCGTGACGCCGATTTCGAGGGCGACGGCCCCCGGCGCCTTGCCGGATTCCAGCAGGCGCGCGATCCGTACCTTGGAGGGCTCGCTGCGCCTCCTGTTGGGCAGCGTCACCCGCAACCCGCCGAACGCCGAACACAGCCGCCTCATCCGTTCCATGCCGATGACCCCGCAGAGCGGAGAGCCTTCCGGCTGCGTGCGCGGAATGTACGTGGACACCCCGCCCACGGCGCGGCACAGCTTTTCCGCCCCGTCTTCGCCAATGGCATCAGCCAGTTCCGCATAATTCACCCAAAGCTCGCCCATCACGCCTCCTTTTTGTTTCCGTATTCCGCTTCCCCGTTCCGCAGGGCTCCGGCAGCCCCCGGAGCCCGCTCCATCCCGCGCCGTGCCCCGCACCCCCCAGCCCCCGGGTCCCACGGCCTTCCGCCACCGCGCCGCCGCGCGCTTGCCCGCCCGGAAAGGCCCCGCACGCGCAGGCGCGTCACCCCGCGCGTCCGCAGCCTCCCCGTTTCCCGCGCTCCATCTTCCCCCGCAGGTTCGCAAGGATTTTGGCGCACCAGTCCGTATTCAGGGCGATCTGCTCGTCCCGCGTCAGCGTCCTCCCCGGCAGGGCCCGCTCCGCCTCCCGGCGCGCCTCAAGCCCCCGGCGCAATTCCTCGCAACGCCGCCATATATCCGCAACCGTAGGGAAATACGGGGATTCGCGGCGATGTGCCTTTACCGCCCGCTCCACGATGTCACGCGGGAACGCCGCAAGATCCTCCGCCCAGTCCTCCGCCAGAATCCGCAGCTGCGCGGGCGTCCTGCCCGCCTGCGGGTAGTGCAGCGCCAGATTGACCAGCGTTTGAAGCATAAAGTCCAGATTGTGCATGAGCCCTCCGCACCTGCAAAAGCATTTTCGCCATGTCGTCGTTGTCCTGCGCCCGCCGCGCCGCCGTGCCGACACGCGGACGCCCGGCCCCCGCGCATCCCTCCGGCTCCACGAACGGGCGGTCATTCCAGCCCATCCCGGCCAGCCATTTCGCCATCTTGGGGATCTTGCCCCGCCTCCAGCGCGTGTCCTCGGCCAGCATGAGCCGGATGGCCTCCCGCACGGCGCAGGGTTCGGGAAGCGCCCGGCGCTCCCAAAGCCGCAGCCACTCGCGCCATGCGTCCTCCCGCCCCTGCTGCACGGGATACGCCGACCAGCAGGACAGGAACCCCTCCCGCTGCGGGTGCCCTTCCAGGAGAGGCCCGCCCGGAAAGGAGCCCGACGAGGGGAAAGGCCGCTCCGCCCTTTGGGGCTCCGGATGCCCAGCCCGGAGTCCTGCCGGATGCCCAGCCGGGTACGGGGCCTGATGCGGGAGCGGATGCGAAGCCGAGCGCGCCGCCCCCCGCGCCCCGCAAGGAAGCCGTCCGCCGGGCAGGGGCATCCCCGCCGCAACGCCTCCCCCCTGTGGGCATTCTCCCGATGGATATTCCCCCGGCAAGCGCCCGTCCGCAGGGGCCCCATCCCGCGGGCTTCCGTCCGGCGAAACGCTTCCGGCGCAAGCGAAGGCCCCGCCCGGAGCCCCGCGCCCGCCAGACGGGAAAGCCCCCGGCCCCGCCACAGCCCCCCCATCCCGGATCGCGCAGCCCGCGCGCGTGCCCCTTCCCCCCTTCCGCCGCTGTTCCTGCTCCTGTTCCTGATTGGGCATACCCTCCGGAAAGGCTTCCCCGAAGGGTATGGGCAAGGCTTCGGAAGGAGCCCCGGCAAGATTTCCGGGACGGCTGGCGGAAACGCCGGGCGCGGCCCGGCCCAACACGCCGGGGAACGCCTCGGCGAACGCGCTGCGGAACCCCTCCCCAAGCGTCCGGACGGCCTCACCCGTGCGCTCCAGCATGGCCCCCTTCAGCGGGGATTCCGGCAAGTCCCTGAAGGCCCCCACCCACGAGCGCACAACATTGGGCGATTCCGGCATGTTGTGGCGGAGGAAGTTCGGGAACCATACGAGCGGGGCCTTGGCGTCCTCCTTGGCGATGCCGAGTGCGAGGACTTCCCCGAACGCCTTCCGGAACACCTTTTCGGACCACCCGAGCTCACAGGCGAGGCCGGGGGCGTTCGCCCGGATCGCGCCGAGAGGGGTCATGTGCGGGTGCGTCAACAGGAACAGCAGCGCGAGCTTGCCCTTGTCGGAAAGCTCGCGGACTTTGGCGTCGTTCCAGATGCACGGCGATATCTTACGGTATTTCATCACCTTTCCTCCCGTATGGCGTCCGGGGCGGCCCTGCCGTCCCCCCTAAACCTCAAGTGTTCCTTCAACTTTTCCGCTCCCTTGCCCCGCACGATGAAACGCCGGCGAAGCGGCAACGGCGCGCCGATGATGCCGGCCTCGCCCCTGACTGGGCCGGGCAAGGGGTGCCGAGCGCCGGGGCACAGCCTCGGGCCGGTTCACGAAAGCGCGCCCTACCCCATGTACGGAATGGATAATTCCATATATGAAAATAAATGGCAACAAAAAAATGCCACATGGGAATCTTCCCATATATGAAAAAACTTGCTACGGTTCCGGGATGAAGACCGATTATGAAAAGGCCATAGAATGGCTGAACAAAAAGGCGGAAAAGGCGGGCGGGATCACCAATCTGGGCAAGACGGTGGGAGCCCCGGCCTCGACGTTTTTCCGTGTGCTCAAGGGCGGATCGCCTCCCGGAGCCGACAAGCTGCTGGACTGGATTTCCCAGCTCGGCGGGAAAATCGTATTCCCTGACGAGCGGATGGAAGGCTATACCCTGATCCCCAAGGTCGTAGCCCAAGCCGGGGCCGGGTCGTCGCTCATCACTTCGGACGAGGTTCTGGGGATGTATGCCTTCCGCGACGACTTCCTGCGCAGGGTGGGCGTCCACGCCAAGGAATCCGTCATGCTGGACGTCATCGGGCACAGCATGGAGCCGATGATCCGCCATAAGGACACCATCCTCGTCGATCAGTCCGTCAAGGAGCTGCGGGACGGGGACATCTTCCTCGTGGGCTTCGGGGAGGAGCTGCTCGTCAAGCGCGTCCAGCGCACCCCGCGCGGCTGGCTGCTCAAGTCGGAAAACCGCGATTTCTCCGACATCGTGGTCGAAGGCCCGGATCTCGAAACCTTCCGTGTCTACGGGCGGGTACGCTGGTTCGGGCGGGTCGTCTGAGGGCTGCCCCTTCCAGCGGGAAAGCACCCGCCACACGCCTATCCCGGCTCACAGGAGGAGTTCCCCCCTCCCCTTTGCAGCCCCCGCCAACCTACACATATCCCGGAATGCGGCCCGCGCAAGGCTCCTCGGAGGCACGGGCCGCCTCCCGGCACAGCCCAGTGCGGGCACGCCCTCCTTTTCGGCGGTGGCGGGCATCGCGCTTTGGGCACAGCCACCCCGCGCTGGGCCCGCTCCCTGCCAGCCCATCGTTGCCGGGGCTACGCAAGGCAGCCATCCCCCGTTGCCGCCCCCGGCAAGGCCAGCGGACCTAAACGCCCCTCCATAATGATGGCAATGCTCCCTTGCCGCGCCCCTTTCCCTCCCTCTCTAGGATAGCGGGGCACCCTTTGCCGCCCCCGCCTCCTCCCCCTCCACGTTCCTACCTTCATGGCAGGGG